ATACTTTCCTTCGAAGTTCAGTTACCTTAAACCATTGCTTTATGGAACTTACAATGATAAAAGACTCTTATTGAGTCTCCTATCTTATGTAAGATCTATAAAACCGGCTAAGGCAGCTGACCTTCCTAAACCGAATTATTCAACAATAACTGATAATTATAAAGGGAAGGATTATACCATCCCCAAATGATTTATCAATCAATTTGTTGAACAGTACCAGATGAAGCTACAGACTCCAAAATGGGATAATAATTCTCACTATATTAGTAAGAAATCATCACCATTTGGACCTGCAACTGCATCTAGTATGTATGGTTTATTCTACTTTGCAAATGTTTCACATAACATCCTAATGAATTTCATTGGGTTATTATCTGAACCACTATATAAGAAGTTATTTGAAGGTCCTATTAGATTAGTTTGAACTAATCATAGAGCCTTCAAGTACTTTGGCAAAGGAGATGAAGGAAGACTTTCAATTGTTGAAGACCCTGAGTTAAAGAGAAGAGTAATTGCTATGGTTGATTACTATAGTCAATGGCTCCTCAAACCTATCCATGAAGATCTCTTTAAATTATTAAAAAGATTTCCATGTGATAGAACTTTTACTCAAGATCCACTGAATAATTGAAAATCTAAGGGTCACAACTTCTGATCGTTAGATCTCTCTGCTGCAACGGATAGATTCCCAATCTCTTTACAAAGTAAATTACTAAGTTACATCTATGATGAAAATTTAGCAAAATATTGAGTAAAGATTTTAGTGGATCGAACATATAGGACTCCAGAAGGTCACCATCTGAAATATTCAGTTGGTCAACCAATGGGGGCCTATACATCCTGAGCGGCCTTCACCCTAACACACCACTTAGTGGTCCATTGAGCTGCCTTCTTAGAAGGCTTCCCACTGGGAACATTCTCCCTTTATATTATATTGGGTGACGATATTGTGATAAGACACGATAAAGTTGCCCGTAGATATAAAAGGTTAATGTTCAAGTTAGGAGTTGATATATCTGAAGCAAAATCACATGTATCAAAGAATACATATGAATTTGCCAAAAGATGGTTTCAACACAATGTGGAGATCTCTGGACTTCCTTTAAGAGGTATTACATCAAATGTACATAATTTAGTTACAATAATAAATATCGTAGTTAATTATATATATCGTGTAAAACCTCTAACGAAGTTTAGTTCTAGAGAGATTATCGCAAAATCAGTATATGGACTAAAGCTTTCTAAAAGAATTCTTTCTCTTAGAAAACTCAATCTATATATTGATAGTGTGGTAGTCATGATTAGATATACTAAAGGTATTGCTACTTATCAAGAGATAAGAAATTATCTCTCAAGTATTGATACAAATAGTACTCTAACCATACCTACCGAAGACGAAATCCGGCCTTTTATAGCCAGAGTCTTGTCAATAGGACTTCAAAATAATGCTGAACATTGTTATATAACAATGAAAGATTATTTTGAACGTTTTAGAGGATCTTTCAATTTAGAAAAATCTGAACTAAAACATCATCCTATTGTCTGAGGTCTCTTTAGCAAGTTAACAAGAATTAAGAAGATCCTAATGGAAATTCAAAATAATGTTAACTATGATTTAATTGAGGCCGTTAATGAATTCCGGATTGATGAACCAGATAAACTGGTTGAATCAATAAGAAACTCATCAAAACAAGTTATCCATTTGGATAAATTGTGACGGCGTTCTTTTAAATACGTTGTAAAATATCAACTTATTGTTGATCATACAATGCCTAAAGAGAAGTCATTTGAATCTTACATGTTAAGTAAATTAAGTAATGAACTTAATTTCCTTGACATATTAAGATACGGTTACTAAATTCTTTGTTAGTAAGGAGTTCTTACTCCCGTTGCCCACTGGTAAACACCAG